GAGCGAAAAAATTTTATGTGGGTTTGCCCGGGCAAACCCGTAGCTTGCCTTCACCAAAAATCGAAAAAAATGTGTGGGCAAATGGCGGGCAAAGCCCTCAAAAGTGGTGGGCATACGGTGGGTAAATGAAAAAAATCGCGCTATCACGAAAATACTAGGCTCTGCCTAGACCATCACGTAAGTGATAGCACATTTCCCTTATGCTCTTTCTCACTAATCGACCAAATGCGTGTTCAAAACAAATTTCAAAAAGTACAAAATCATTTTTAGAAAAACGGAACCGAAAAATTTATTTTTGTGCGAGAAAAAAACAAAAAGTTGGCGATCCTTTTTTATTTTGAATTCCCTAGCGATAATATTTCTCTAATTCATTTTCGTAAAAAGCGTGTTTTTCGTTCAACGCATTTTGATACAATTCACCAATTTCTTGGCTCATTTTTTTAGCAGGTGCTGGCGTTAATTTTTCAATTTCGTTGAAAACATACGCTGTTAATTCTTCGTTTAAGCAATGGTTAATAAATCCACGCATGGATTTAATGTGGTCGAGTTTTTTATTTTTACGTGCGTTTAAACAAACCTCAACAACTCGTAATAAGTGTTCAAGCATAATGTCTTTATGTTCTTTCCACACGTCAAACTTCGTAAAGCTGTGTACTTTGCTATAAATCATTTCGGTTACGGCTTTTACATCGGATCTGCGGTTCATTAGGCTGTTGTACATGACTTGTTTTAATCGACTAATGAATTTTAGTGGCTTAAAGTCCGTTGGATTTTTCACTGGTTGTGTAAGCAGCGTGATTTTTCGTTCTTGCTTAATAGCGATTGATTTAGAAATGGTTTTAAACCCGTATGAATACGTATTTAATAATTTATTTTTAATGGCTTTAATAAAGACAGATTTATGTGGGGACATTTCCGTATTTGCGTTTGGTGACTGTGCGACTTCGTCTGATTGCTTGCTACGCTTGAGTTCTTCGCATTCTTTCGCAATTTTTTCGATGTTTGTCCCCACTTTCTCCGTAGGGACATTCTTACATTGGTACGGTTGCCATACATAAATAGATGGGCCCTTTAAATTTGTTTTTGCTGTGCGTGTTTCGAGTGTCACAAGCATGCCTAAGTTTTTCGCTTTGGCTACCGCACGTTTGGCTGTACGTAAATCAAAACTAAAGTCGAATTCTTCTTTTGCGACTTTGACAACGGTCTTTAATTTTAGTGTAGCGATTCCTGGCACCTTTACAGAGTGTCTCACAATCGTTTTAAGGGCTTGTAGCTCTTTCTTGCCGAATTCCTTCTTGTGATCCGCTAACCACATCTCAAATGCTGTATTCAGGTCCTTAGCGGTTGTGAAGTTGGCAAATGCCTTATAAGCTGCTGGGTTGTATGTGTATGTGATGGTTTGTGTTTGGTTTGTCATGGTCGTTCGCTCCTTTTAAAACGAAAAAAGCACGCTCGTATCGGTGTTTTCCGATACAAACGTGCTCTAAATGCTTTGTTACCAAATTAAGTACTTGAAAAATTCCTTAATTCTTTATAGAATAAGACTATCCATTAGGTGTTTGCGCACCTAACTAGATACTTAAACTTATAAGTAACAAAGCAACTATGACAGTTAGTACCGTACTTGTCCTACGGGAAAGCGAGATAAAAAGTGCTTCCAACACTTTTTATTTCACGTTAATAGTTGCTTTTTTACGTCCGAATATGTTGTGAAAATCATAGCATTTTTGTAAGGAAAGTACAATCAGTAAAATCATTATTATAAAATTTATTATTCAAGTAATTTTGGTTTTTAGAGTTTTTGATAATGGTTTGGTACGATGATTAGAGGGTGAAATTTCATTATTTATGTATACAAATGGTGAAATAGAAAAGTAGAATAAAGTTAAATAAAATAAAAACGACTGGATAAAGTGAGTATGTATATGATGTATATGACTATTTTTCTTAGTAACATTTTGTTAAATGCTGATCCAAAAATTTTTGATTTAATAATTGAATATATTAAATACTGTTTTGATGAAGAAGATTTTAATGTATTTAAACAATTAATTATCCCTTGTTTAGGTGGTTTTACAGGTGGTTTTGCTTCATTCAAAATAATGCAAATAGATGAAGAATACAAAACAGATATAAATCTTCATTGGAAGAAATATTATTTTTTAGGTGCTTTAGCTGGATGGTTAGCAGTAAATCTATTAAATCCTAGTGGTACAATAGCTCAAGTTCTTGTTTTAAGCTTTATTGCAGGTTTAAGCGGTTTAACTTATATAAAGCGAAATGCATTAGTAGAAGATAGTGAAGAAAAGAAGTTATTTCTCAAAAAACAAAAGAATGTCGCAAGTATTTTAGATGCAATAATTGAAGATGAAAGCTCACCTAAAGATGTTTCTTCAGAATTAAAAAAAGAAGCTATATCAGAAATTCTTGATCAACTGGAACAAAATGAAAATAAAGAAGAAGTGACTGTAGATATTGACAAATTAGAATCAACGTTCGCTGAATTGTTTAACAAAAATGAAGATTTGTTAAAACAATTGGAGAAACTTAGAAATAAATAATATCTTTCAAGTTACTAATTTAATTGCATATTTTTCTGTGAATTAAGGTATTATTAATAATATAAATAAAAATATTAGGGGTGGAAAATTATGAATGGAATTTTAGATAAAGCTGGAAAATTTAACCCTACTGAATATTTAACGGACAAAGATATAACAAAATTAAAAAAAATAAATTATAATGTTAAGAACGCTACTTCAATTAAAGAATTAGATATGTATATTGAAGAAGCAAATGAATTAATAAAAAAAGCATATTTCAAAAAGAAAATTTTGGAAGAATTTAATAATAAAAAAGCGAACTAATTTTAGTTCGCTTTTTTTCGTAACTACCGATAACACCCCTTTATGCGAATTGCACAGACAATTTAAGCACTAAAAAAGCAGCCTAAATCAGGCTGCTTTTTGTTATTTTTTGTTAAAGGCTTCAGCTAATGAATCACAAACACCATTAATACCTGCACTTGTACCAGTAAAGATGAATTTACCCTTTTCTTCTAAATAAGAGCCGCCATGCACCCATACTTTAGAGTTGTGTGACCAATCAATATTTCCTAAACGATGAATCTCAGTAATTTCATCTAATACACCTTCTTTTGAAAATACATAGTCATGTAAATATTTACCAATACCTTGTAATGTTGCGGCTGTTGCAATAATGTATTTTTGACGATTCACGCAATCCGACGGTAACGTAGCGAATAACTCATTGAAGTACTTATCAAGCATTTCGTAATATTCGTCATATGTTTCTAAATTTAAAATATTATCTTTATCATTGTTACGACCGCTAATCATAAATGCAATCATATTTCGTAATGTAGATAAAACCATTAATTTGTCAGCGTTAGTACTACGAATTTGCGTTTTTTCAGTTTCAATACCTAATCCCTTTAAAGTTTCGTTATTAGCGGCTAATTCTTTAGCCATTCGAGTTAATTGGTCGCTGGAATCGAAATGCAACGCGATAGATTTTGTTGGCTTGCTTGCTAAGAGATTTAAATCATGGAACAGTTGACGTTCTTGCGTTTGATTAATGCCTGTAAAGATAACTACAGGTATTGTCATTTCCAGTAATTTGTCTAATTTTTCTGTCAATTTCTCTTTTTCTTCGACACTCTTAGCATCTTCAATTCGATTTTGTAGTGTTTCAATTGCCAATTCAATTCCAGCGGATCTATGTTGCCCGTCGTTTATAGAGAATTTTTCGTTGATGCTAACCATAATTTGATTTGTTTCATTGTTAAACACTAGTTTACCTACACAAGTAACGGTTATTGCGCTTAAAAATGTTAGCCGCTTGTTGTTTACACCATCTAAAATGTATTGAGCGATTTTTTTTACGCGATTTTTGTTTATTTTGCGTTGAACTTCAGGAAACACTTTAAAAAAGTTGCCTAAAGTTCTATAAGGAACCATTGTTACATAAGTTTCGATACTACCTTGTTTGCCTTTAGAGCCTTGAAAAGAAATCATAATTTCGTTATTCACGTTAATTACCCCCTGTTTTTTTAGGTTGCTTGATGTTTACAGTTAAAATCATATAAAAATGTTTTTATTTTTGCAAGTTGTTATTGGAAGTGACCAAAACGTTCAAAACCAATAATCATGCCTTAGAAACAATGAAAATAGCTATTTAATTTAGCGGCTATAAAAAAATAAAATAAATTTAAAGCAACCTATAAAAAAACTGATATTTTCTATTGAAAATAAAATGTGTCTAAATTGTGAACTTTTGTTTTTTTGAAAAAAACCTGTATTTTTTAGGTTGCTAAATTTAAATCGGGTATTTAATAGTTGGTAGCTTTTTTGATATTCTGTTAATTTTATGGTAATTAATGTGAAATCTTTTTTAGTTTCATTTGGGTTGATCGTCACAACCTTATATTTTTGTCCTCTAAATTCTATTTGCATAAACGTATTAATTTGTTGCGTATGCTCGTATCGAATATAGAAGTTAATGGTTTCTTCTAGGCCCATTGCTTTTTCACGTTGTACGTCATATGTCGATTTACTATAGAAGGAACACCAGCAACTTAAAATAAGATTACGTTCCGTTCATCAGGTGATTGTTTAAGTTTAGGTGATGATACGCGTTCATTAAACTTCGGTGCTGTTAGTTTTTGCATCATACTCACCTCTAATCTGTTGCATCAATGAAATAACCGTATTAGGCACGTATTCAACGCTTTCTGTACGGTTCACATACCAATATTGAACCAATAAGCTAACAGCTAAAGGAAAGCCCTCATATACGCTTAAATCGCCTGCTTTATCATCCACATCTACTGCATTTTTTATATACGTCTGTGCTGCTCGAATATAGCCCTCAATCATTGCATCATCATAGCTGTGATCAATGCGTAATGATAGTTTAATGGCTTCAGCACTCATTAAATTATTCTCCATATTTACACCTCTTAAAAAAATAAGGCTCACCGAATGGTAAGCCTTTGTATTTGTATGACTAGCCAGCTTGTGAAATTTCAATGTAGCGTGACGCATCTGCATCAATCACTTGATAATCGTTACGGACAATAACAGCCAGACCTTGTGAATAGTAGTCGAATTGTTCCCATTGTGTTTCTACCTGGTTACGTCGAGCCACGAATACAGATTGTTCAATATCACCCATAATTAATGGCAATGTACCTTCAGTTGTTGGCGCAAATAATTTATTCGATAGTACAACAACATGTAGACCAAATAGAGAAAAGCTAGAAGGTGCTGTAACGTCAGGTTGCAATAAATAACGGCCTTCTTCGTCTTTCAATGTATCAAGGTATTGGAATGTAGCTTGATTGACGATGACCATTTTATTTAACGCTGGATCTAGTTCTATATTGTTCACGCGTTTTAATTGATCGAATGTGTCTGCGGCTGTTACCTCTACTTTCGTAAAGCCTTTTAACAGGTCGATAATGTGCTTATTATCCGTGTTATCAACCATTTTCTTTAATTGTGCTTTTACTTCAGCCACAACATCTACAGCTGCATCTTCGACGACTTCATTTGATAATGCGATTTTGCCAGGTTGTATGTAGCACGTTTTAAATCGAACACTTCACCCATTACGTCTTTTGGGGGTAGCGTCATAAAAATGCAGATTTACAACGTTAAGCACTATGTAGCATTATCAAACACTTGATATAACAACGATAAAGAATAGCTGTCTTATAACCGACGGATTTTGATACAACATCTTTACGCTGCTAAAAGTAGCTATATTTTGAGCATAATTTGTTTCAAAACATTGCTCAAAAACAAAATCTTAATAACTTTTGTGCCAAGGATTTTCGATTTTCGCACACATCATGAACATGATGTGTAAGTGCGCCCTGTTCCTTGCAGCTCTTTTATTTTTCATTTCGAGTGCAACGACACAAAAGGTCTTAGGAATTCCTAACAAGCAAAAATGAAATTTACGGGAACTGCATGCAGTTCCCGTAGCTTGCCCTTTTGGGGCGAGCGAAAAAATTTTATGTGGGTTTGCCCGGGCAAACCCGTAGCTTGCCTTCACCAAAAATCGAAAAAAATGTGTGGGCAAATGGCGGGCAAAGCCCTCAAAAGTGGTGGGCATACGGTGGGCAAA